TGAGCATATTTTTCATATGAGCCATCGAAACACCGAGCTTCTGCCGTAATCTGTCGCAAAGGACGTGAAAATACGCATTCGCGTCTAGGCTTCTGGGCTTTGTTGCCTTGTTGACCTTTATCTTCAGATCCTTCTCGGCGAGATCCTCTATACCGTCAATGTTCTCGTTCACGAGGAACTTGACCATCGGCTTTTTCGTAATGTAATCACGCGACACCTCGCACAATCTGCCTGTCAGCTCCATTATTTGCCCTCATACTTCGTGTATATGGCTTTCAACTGATCGTCTGTTAATTCCTTTACGCTTGCCGCATTGAACCCCAAAAGAAGTTTCTTGCATTCCTCGGTGCCTTCCGGATAATGCTTATTTGCTACTTCAAGCATCTTCGTTCTGCTCGGAAAGCCTCTTTGCGGTTTCTCCTGCTGTTCAATGGCGTTCTGTACTTCCTCATAAGATGCGACCGAAAGATCGATTCCAAGGCCGCACATCGCCAATGCCCTGCCGACCGCCGATGTCTCACAGTTTTCGATATATGATGTCTTGTTGATGTTTGACGAGCCTTCTCTCTCATATGCCGTGCCTGTGCCGAGAAGATGTCCTGCCTCGTCATGGATTGATGCCTTCATGATGACAACCCCATCGTCGCAAGAGATAATCTCCGTCTTGATACATCCGTGTGGGCAAAGCATTCTGAATGCCTTGATTCTCTGGTTGACCTCGGCATATTGCTTCCCCCGGATGTCGGTTGTCTTGATGGTCGTACTTGCGACCCGAATATCTTCGTATGTCATGCTTTCCCCCTTTACTTGATGATGATTCCCTGCTTCTCTTCGATATGAGCGCCTCTGACTTCCTTACCTGCGTCAAGAAGCTCTTTTATCTTGGTTTTGCTTATCCAATCCTCTGACAGTTCCTTCCATACATCCGGCGGGAGCTGAAATACGTCATCAATGACCACGCTCTTGCTTGCCCGGTATGAAACTGTGCATCTGTCTGTCTTGAACTTTTCGCCGCCGAGTGCCTTTTCGATGTACTTCTTGAGCGTTTCGGCCTTGTTCTCGCAGGCCCTTGCCCTGTCATATAAAGCCTTGGCTTCTTCCTTGACCGCCTTTGCCTCGGCAAGTATGTCCTTTCTCCAAAGGATCACACCCTCAATCTTCTTCTCGCGCTCCATCCCGAGAGCGTCGAGCTTTTCCTCGTCGATGATCTCGCCTGTCTCTAAATCCACGCAGGACATGATCTCGTTGTCGATTTCATACAGTGATCTCATGTAATCACCCTCCTTCACAATTTGTTTGCAATCTCCGCAAGCTTCCGCAGTGTTTTCAGTTCCTGCTCTTCGACCGCTGCTCTCCCCCGGAAAAACTGACCAAGTATTCTGTCGTTTATCCGTTCGTTATCCTCTTGTAAGTGCTTTGTTGTAAGTGCTATCTCTGTCTCCAGAGTGATCAATAATTCATCCATGTGTCTTTTCCCCTTCCTTTTGTGTGATCTCTTCCGCTATGACTTGGAGCACCATATACGGATAATTCCTGAATGCTGTGATGACCGCGCAGGCAAAATCGCTCTTCGTGAAGTTCTCTAATACCCTGCCGAGCTCCGACAAGTGCATTCGCTCCTGTTGGTCAATGTCGTGTTCCCACGTTTTGAACGTCTCGTCGTGCAGGATCGTGTCGTCTACCACCCACTCAATGCTGTCGATCAGATCCTCGTTTATGAACGGCTCATCTTCTCTTTTTCGCATAGCTCATACATATGAGAACGAAGCCAAGGCCGAATATGACCGCCGATATTGGGAATGAATCAACCCCATAAGTGATATGGTCTGCAAGTGAAGCGCCGCCAAGAACTGTCATCACAAGACCCCATGCGTAATACTTATCCCTCATTCTCTGCTCCTTCCTACCACTCGCCGTTGTTGTATATTGCCTGTGCCACTTCAGGGATGAAGTATTTCTTTGTGCCTTCGATCCTGAAGGAATCCTTCATATACCGTTCACGAACTCGTGATGTATTTTTGTGCCCGAGATATTTCGCAAGCTGCCCCGGCGTTATGAATGAAGCTCCGCCGACAGATGCCTTCATATCTCTTTCAATGTCTTTTGCTGTCATAATCGCCTCCGTAATATTAACTATGTTAATTTTTCAGAGTACAAAAAAATGGCCCGATATCTTGCAAATCAAGTTCAAGAAGTCTGCTCCACTCAACCATGTCATCTTGTGAAAACCCGGCTTTTCCGTTTAGCTTTTTAGACCCTTGAACAGGCGTGATATCAAGCGATTTGAAGAATGACGTGTTGGTGCCAAACTTCTCTACGATACGGCCTCTTAATTTGCTGTAATCGTACATATTACTCCCTCCTTCCTTCAAAATATTATAAAACCTTACGCTCAACAATTTAACATAGTTAATATTGAATGTCAATAAAATGTTTAACTTATTTTAACTTAATGTGTTATAATGTGCTTGGAGGAGTTAAGCTATGGAAAAATCAAAAGAATTATCTCCTTATGAAAAAATCATCAGAAACAGAATAATTAAACTTATCAACGAATACTGTGATGGAAGTCAAAAAAGGTTTGTTGAAAGAACAGGCATCAATCAGGGCTCGGTTTCGCAATATGTCAACGGAAAGAACTCCCCTTCGTGGGATAATGCCGAAAAAATAGCCGCCGCATTTAATATTGATGTTAAATGGGTAATGGCTGTTGATGCGATCCCAGACGGTGCCGATCAGCCCGAGGATACCGCGAGGGCATTGTCCTTTATTGAGAAGTTTGACAATGCTGCTCCGGAGATTCAGAAGGCGATTGCAAGCCTTCTAGGATTAGATCAATCTGATCTTTGATTTCATCATTGGCATTAAGGTATGCTTTTATTAATTCCTCTTTACTTGGCATAACAACCTCCCTTTTATGCCGTGATTGTATCATCGCCTCTGTTGCGATAATAGTACCACTTGTGATGTCCTATAAATAGAACAGGAGAAAATATGACAAATACGCGAGATTTGATTGCAAAACTGCGGGAAGTATACAAAGAGAAGGATTTATCCTATGACAAATTGCTGTCACTCATGGAACAGAGCGATAATTATGTTTCAAAGTCGACACTTTCGCGTCTCTTTGGCAAGAATTGGGAACAATATTCGTTTGACTACGAAAATACCCTGATTCCGATCGCGAACCTTCTTCTGGATGTCGAGGACGAAGCTGATGACGATTCGGAAACCAAGGCATTCAAGTCGCTGCTGAAGTTCAAAATGTCGGTCATTGACGAGAATGCGAAGCAAATTGCGGAGCTGAAGGAACAGCTCAAAGAGGTTTCATCAAAAGAACGGTCAAAGTATGCCGAAAGGCTCGAAAAAGAAACCGAGAAGTTCCAAAAAAGTCTTGATTTCGCAATGAAACAGATAGAACTCAAAGATAAACGCATAGATCAGCTCATGGATGCAAACGACAGGCTCTCCGTAATGAACAACCGTATGCTCGAGCAGTTCATGGATTGCCCGCTCAAACAGGAGTGCAGGAAATGAAAGTCGGAATAAGAACACCATCCCCCGAGAAGATGGTCAAAGCCAGAACAACAGGGCGGGTAAAACGTGCTGTGAAGCGCTCATATAACCCTGTTTATGGCAAGAAGGGCATTGGATATCTCAAAGACCCCGAAAGAGCTGTCAAGAACAAGGTTTATCATAAGCTCACCGTCGACCCGCTTGATCCGGTCAAGAACGCTCATTATGAAGATGCCGACCTTGAATATGAGCCTGTTTCGTTAAAGAAACGGCCCAAATATCCCAAATTATTGACGTTCTTCTCAATCTTGGGCGCTGTGTCAATGTTGGTATTCGGATATAAGCTACTTGTAAACAGCCAACTGCACGTAATATGGCTCGCCTTAACACTTATAGGTTATATTGGCACTTTCATACTGATAGGAAAATATGAAACAGACGAAGAGAAAAAAATATGATTTTCGAACCACATTCACATATCTGGGCAAGAGATATGACGTGGCGGCAGATTCCCTCGAAGAGCTCTATATGAAAAAAGCAAACAAGCTCCGGGATCTGAAAGAGAACACTATCATCTATAACGACAAGGTTCTGCTTGATGATTGGGCCGAAAAGTCATTCGGTACCTACAAACGGAACGTCAAGAGCTTTGATGATATCAAAAAGCGATATGCCAAATACGTCAGCCCATCCCTCGGATCGCGCCCGATCGGAACGATCACGGCTGTCGAATGCCAGAGTATTCTCAATTCATGCGCGGGAATGTCGTTCTCGCACCTCAATAAGCTGAAGCAGGAACTGTCATTCCTCTTTGAGAGCGCCGTTGATAACAGACTCATAGAGCACAATCCTGCAAAAAAGCTCAAACTTCCCGAATATACAAAAGGCACCCGCCGAAGCATAACAGAAAACGAGCGCAAACACCTGCTCGCCGTTTATGAAAAAGACAGGACATATCTGCTCTTTATTCTCATATTGCGCTGCGGATGTCGCCCGGAAGAAGCTGTGAACCTCATCGGCAGGGATATCGACCACAAAAACAGGCGACTCCATATCCGAGGAACGAAAACAAAGAACTCTGACAGATATGTGCCCCTCTCTGACGAACTCTATGCCGCCATAAAGGGCGTAAAACCATTCGAGCCTATATCTCCCAACCGTGACGGCAAAAAGCATTCAGAATCGTCATATAATCGCCTCGTGGCACATCTTAAACGTGACATGAACATATCAATGGGATGCAAGACGTACAGAAATGCCCTTGTGCCCCCTTATCCGCTTGCAGATGACTTTGTGCCTTATTGCCTGCGCCATACGTATTGTACTGACCTTTGCAAGGCAGGAATCGACGTACGGACGGCTCAACGTCTTATGGGACACGCAAACATATCTATCACGGCAGATATCTATACCCATGTCGACATGGATGATATAGATCGCGCCGGGGATCTTCTGAACGAATATTTAAGGAGTCACAACTAAAAATTCCCACACCTGTTCCCACACTTTTATGTCTAAAAATGTATAATTTTGTAAAATTACAGAGAAAAAACAGAAAAAGAAAAACCCCAGAATCGTTTGTATTCTAGGGCTTTTCGGCTTATGAGACATGGGGGATTCGAACCCCCGACAACCTGATTAAAAGTCAGCCGTTGTTTGCCATATTTACGGCCTTTGTCGAGATGTTCCCACATCGGTTCCCACATCACATCTGTCTGTCTGTTTCATTAGGGGATGAGAGTATTTTATTACATTTTGAGCCGTGATGCAACAATAAAAAAGGCCTATGTCTAGGCCTTCGTTTTAATAACTCATAAATCACTTAAATCCAAAATCAGACAATCCAACTGCCGGAACAGATGTATATAAATCATTGTCACGTCCTGCTTCTCCATTACTAATAGAAAAGTATCCAAAACTATTATCGCCGTTATCTAAATTCACCGCAAAAATAGCCCCCGGATTCATTGTTGCACAATTACTAATAATAAATCTATAATGGCAAAAATAATGATATTTTCTTCCCGGAACATTATTATTAACTTCTACAAGTTTTATATTAAATTCTTTAAGCTCATAATCATACGAGTATCCCGATTTAGAAATAGTACCAATTCTCTCATAATCATCAGGAACGTTAATTTCATAACCCACTTTTTCATAATCAGGAGTAGACGGTATTGGAGAACTGTTATCTTTAACAGATCCGCAATCCTCATTCGTACCATCGGTATAATATGTAATCAGATGACCTTCATCATTTATCTGCATATGGTCAATACCACGCCCGGTGTCTCCTTTTTCACCTTGGTCGCCCTTGTCTCCTTTTTCACCTCGGTCGCCCTTGGCACCCTCGACACCCTGCGGGCCTTGCTGACCTTGTGGGCCTTGTGCCCCCGGATCACCTTTATCGCCCTTTAAAACGGACACAGCGGCTTCAACAGGAACATTGACCGCATTCCTGCCGCTGCCGATCTTGATGGTCGGAGTGTTCGTATTTCCCGCATTCATGTTCCCAAAATTGCCGTTATTAACACCGGGAACAGTGCTATTATTGCCTTGATTATTCTTGTTTGTGTTTGGATTCTGACTCTGCTGAATAGAATTGATCAGTTCTGGAGTTAATGTGATGTCGTTCTGCTTTGCATATTGTGCGATCTGGGCATCCGTACACCCCGAGAGCACAAAAGAGGATAACAATACTGCTACAACTAAAGACTTCCGCAAAATAACCTTCTTTCTCTTCCCTCGGTCTGTATTCTAATACAAAATATAGTATTCTGCAACATATGAAAAGGGGCCTTATCTAGGCCCCTAGTTCACGACTCCTTATACATATTCTGCATGGTTTTGACTTCTGTCGCCTTCTCAATCTGCTCGTTATGCAGGTAATCATACACTGCGAGCATATTCGCAGGCGGCTCTCCGTTCGTCTCCCGGTACTTCTTGATGATCTCTGTCACCTCACCGTGAAGCATCTTCATGTGCTCCATCTCCTGCATCGATATTGTGTAAAGAGTTCTTCCGAGTTCAGGATATTCGTCCTTGTACTGTATGGCGAGCTTGATATAATCTTTTGCATCGCATATTTCCTCGGATATCTTTTCAGATAATATCTTGATCACTTTCATAACTTATACCCCCGCAGTGGGCACGAATGTGCCGAGCTGTGACAGGAGATACTGACTCTGCTGTGCATTGACAGCAACGTTCTGTGCATTCTGAAGAGCGATCTGCGTATCCTGAAGCCTGTTCTCAAGAAGCATTGTCTTGATCGAGCAGCAACAGTTCTCCATCTTGTAACCGAGATCCGCTATGTTCTGATTCACAGAATTGAAACCGTTTGCGATGTTTGCAGAAATAGCATTGAAGCCGTTCACTGCCGTGAGCAGATTCGTATTTGACTGATTCATCATGGTCATGTTCTGGTCTGAAATCAGACGGCTTGTCTCATAGTTGTTGTTTGCAGAGGAAAGCTGAATTGCCGCTAAAGCCTGCTGCGTGCTCTGATTGTTGATTGCCGCATTGACATCAGCCATCGTCGCATATGCAGCCGCATTTGCGTTCCCGCCGACTCCGCCGTTGCCCCATCCAAAGATAACAGCAATGATCAGGAAGGCGAAAATCCATCCGCCACTAAAAGTTGAGTCTCCCATAGTTGTGTCTCCTTTCTTTAGATTTGTCTATTTGATTTTGCAAAATCCTTGATCTTATCCGCCAATTCATCCATGTTGACATTATTCTTGTCACACAGAGCTTTGGCCGTTCCTTCCAGATCGTCAAGATTAAGCCCTTGAAGCTGTGGGTTTGTATTTGCAAGATTCTTTAGAAAATCCTTCGGGCTCTCCCCTCGCATCATGGCACCAAAAGCCTGCATCATCATATTATTGTTTCCGAACATCATTAGAGGATTCATGCCTTGCTCCTTTCAGATTTGCCTTGAACTTCTCAAATTCCTGCTTTGTCACGTATTCCTGCGGCTTTTCTTCTTCGACTTCCTTGAAGTCATATGCGTGGATAGATGCAAGCCCGGATGCATCTGTCTGTTTCATATAAAACCTCGGCAGGTTGGAATCCATCAGGATCACACTCGAATTGGCAGGCATCTGATATGATTCAGCGCTCTGCTTGCCGTTCACATATTGAATGTTCTGCTGCTGAACTTGTGGCACGATCGGTGCCGTCTGAAACGGATACATTGTCGGATACATAAGCCCCTCCTTAATCATCTACTCTGTAAAAGCAATCACCCTCTGCGATCAAAACGAGAACGGCATAAGCCACCCGAAAGATATGATCTATTGGGATGTCTGCCAATTCCTTATCTTCGAATAATTTGTCGCATAGTTTTAGTACGTCCATGATTAAATTATGGCAATAAAAAAAGGCACTCTCCATAACAGGAAAGTGCCTTAATTTTGTACCTTTTTTATCTTTTTATTAACCTTTTGGCTTATTCGGCCTATATGCGTGACAGATACGTTCAGAATTTCCGCAATCTCTTCGAGAGTATTGCCCTTACTCCGAAGCTCGAACACCTGATTTTCAAAGCCTGTGAAATTGCATTGTTCCCGAAACCAATCAAGCTCTGGAACTGTAAAATCTGAAACTATCATGTCAAACCCCTCGATAGCATAGTATCATCATGCAAAGAGGAATAATAGTTCCGAGTGTGAAATTTCACAAATGAAATCAACCCTGTTTATATACAGTGTTCCACGTTTTCGGCCCGATAATGCCGTCCGGTGTAAGGCCGTGAGCCATTTGCCATTGTTTGACCGCAAGCTCCGTGTTCGTTCCAAATATGCCATCTTCAACACCGCAGTAATATCCGTTAAGGTTGAGGAACTTCTGCCAATGTCTGACGTACTCGTTCCGATCGCCCTTCTTCAGTGTTGGATAATACTCGCCCGGTGTCAGACAATCCTGCTTCTCGACAGGCTTGCCCAGAGCCTCGGAATCCCACTCATACAACTTGTATTTGTTGCACGTACTCAAGAGCGTGGTTGCATACGTGGGGCTTGTGGCATATCCATCCTGTGCGACATAATTGCACGCTTTGACGTAATCCGTCTCGCCCCGCAGGTTCTTATACCGAGCCATGCGGTTAAATATTCCACTGTGATCGTTTACAGAATCAAGCCATGTCGGATACTTCCGGAAGTCAGCATATACCCTGCAAGCCACGCCGTTGTAATACTCTGTTGTGAGCATTCTCACGGATTGACCGTTATATGAGCCTTTGATTCCGAAGAGGTTGTTCGCTTTTTGCGTGAGCCCAGAATTGCCCTTCGAGCTCTCAATAAACCCCTGCGCCCCGGTCAGTGATGCGAGTATGCCTGTCTCCCTCATGTCCGTGATCGCCATCGGTTTTAACTTTTCGAAGAATGATTGAACCGTATATGCCATTATTCTGCTCCGTTCTTGTACTGTATATGGCTGATTCCGAGCAATGCGCCAAGTAACACAGCCACTGCCGTGATTGTCTGGGCAATCATGCTCCCCATGTCAGCCCATCCCCATATCTTGCTGATAACCACAATAAACGTGGACAGTGCAGGAAGCGCTACAATAGCGATCCACTTCAAAATGTCGTAAACCTTGTCATCCATCTTTAACATATCGAATACCTCTCCCTTCTCATATTCAAAAAACATTCTGTCAGAGCATAGCGCTATAATTACCAAAAACTGAAACCCGACCAAAAAGATCAGGAATATGATCAAATACATCATTTGGTTTTGCTTTCAAGATCATCAATTCTATGATTGGCGACCTTTATCTTTTCCTCGAACAGCTTATCGTTATCCTCGAGCTTGATGACTCTTGCTGTGATGTTGTTGTGGTTATCAACAAACGCATCAACCTTTTTTTCAAGCTGTTCAATTCGATATCCGGTGAGCCTGCTGCTTGTCATGATTCCGCCGAATGTTCCGGCAAGAGAGCCAAACAGTGACAGCAGGCCGACAATTATAGGCACCATATACTCTGGCATAATATTTCTCCCATCAAAAAAGCACCCCGTAAGGTGCTTAATCTAACCAATATCTATCATTGTTATCATCAAATGTGTCAATAGCATGGTCTAATGCTTCGCTGACCTCGTTATCTTTGATACCATTCATTGCTAAAAGGACTTTTGTGTATTCTAAATAAGTTTTAATCTCTTCTCTCGTCATAATGTTGCTCTCCTTTCCTTTTGGTAAGTCAAGCATAGCATTATGAAATTCAG